TCCTTTAGTGTTTCCTGTTGATTTCGAAACTGATGGTTTCTATGGTCTAAACATGCATTACTTGCCGCCAGTTCTTCGCGCGAAACTATACGATAGTTTGCTAGAATTAAAAACAAAAAGCGAAAACGAGAACATCAGCGCTGTCGAATTAACAAGAATAAGAATAACATATACTCTACTTAAGAAAGCGGCAAGATTTAGATTTTTCAAACCATGCTTTAAGCATTATTTGTATAAACAAGTTCGTTCTCCATTCATCATTGTTCCAGAGGAAGAATGGAATATCACCATGTTTTTACCTTCTGAGCAATTTAAGAAAGCAACTAAAGAACAAGTCTGGAAAGACAGCAGGAGCAAAGTCTAATGGCTTTTAACATAAACGAGTTCAGCGCCAATATCGGCGGAACTGTACTTTCACAAGCGCATTTTTTAGTTAAGTTTGGAAAGCCAAACTGTTTACTCAAAACAAATGAAATGCAAGACCTAGAATTTCTTTGTAATTCTGCGCAACATCCACGTGTAACTGTCGCAACCGAAAGAATCCAACCTTTCGGATATGGTCGAGGATATCTAAGTCCATATGCTGCTGTTTTGGAAGATTCCACAGTTTTTGATTTTTATGTTAGAGCCAAGGACGCACTACCAGCGAGAATGTTTCATTTCTGGGTGCAACAAATTGTAGGAACCCCTACTGAATCATTCGACGTTCCTAGCGCAGGAAAGGCATTAAAAACTGGTCAAGTCGCTTATAGAAGCGACTATGTTTCTACAATAGAAATTATTAGCTTTAACTCTGCTGGAACCGAGCTAATAAAAAGCACTCTATATGAAGCATATCCTACTTCAGTTTCTGATATTCAGCATTCTTGGGTTTCTGAAGATATTCTGAGAATGCAAGTATCAGTTACATTCGCTGGGTTTAGAATGCAAACATTTAAAGCCAACGATGATACGTTTGAACAAATATCGGATCAAGAATATGGAAATCCAGATTACAGATCGCCAGCATATGCAGACGCTGTAAACAAGGCAAGAGAATCCACAGAAAAGAATAGATCTTTGGTGGATAAGCTATCAAGTAGCTCAAAGTTCGCTCAGAGCTTCTTAAATAAAAACTTACCAGAACAACTAAATACATTGACCTCTAAGACTTTTACTGATTTTGGCGGCATAATATAAATGAATGACTGAATGGAGAATACCATGGGATTACCAAAGATTAAACAACCTGTTTTTACAATGACGCTTCCTTCTACGAAGAAAGCTGTTAGATATCGCCCATTTACTGTGGCGGAAGAAAAACTGGTTCTAATTGCCAAAGAAGGCGATTTAAAAGATACAATTAATGTCTATAAACAAATTATTAACAACTGCTGTTTAGACCAGATTGATGTGGATAAGATGGCTTCATTTGATATTGAATATTTCTTTATCAATATCCGAGCGAAATCTGTATCCAATATTATTGAAGCAACAATTAAAGACCACGATGATGGAGCCACATATCCAATCACAATCGATTTAGACAAAATTAAAGTTACAGAAAGCAAGCATTCCAATAATATCAAGTTGACAGACAGCATCGGAGTTGTGCTTAGATATCCTACATTTGAAGCACTAACTACCATAGAAACTACTAGCGTCGGTCAAGAAAATAAAGTGATGAGTTTGATGGCTTCTTGTATAGAGCAGATTTACGAAGGCTCAGAAGTATACGAAGTTTCAAACTATACCAGAAGCGAATTAGAAGAATTTGTATCTTCGCTAGGTATGAAAGAACTTGGTCTTATTAAAGATTTTATCGAAGATATGCCGAAGGTATATGTTGATGTTACTTACAAGACCTCAGCAGGAAAAGAAAAGAGTATTAAATTAGAGGGGTTACAAAGTTTTTTCGTCTAATGGTAGGTTACAGCGATCTACCACAGTACTATCAATTAAACTTCTCATTGATGCAACATCATAATTATGCTATGGCTGATATAGAAAATTGGCTTCCATTTGAGCGTGATATCTATGTTAATATGCTACTCAAATATTTAGAAAAAGAAAAAGAACGACTAGCTAGGAACAAGTAATGGCAGATGATATAAAAACAAGTCTTGCTGATATAATGAAAACCATAAAAGATTGGAAAAAATCTTCTAAGGAAAAAGAAGGCGGCAAGAAGAAAGAAGACAAGAAGAAAGACGAAACAGTCGAGCTTCAGAAATCACAACTTTCTGAATTTAGCTTAATGAATGGCTCATTGTTGAAACTAGTCGATAACTCACAGCTTCAAATCATCGCCTTGGAGAATATCTCCGCAACTATCGCAGCAATAGCGACTGACATACTTCCTTCTAATTCGATGGATCTGATAGACGTGTTTCGCGAAAAAGACAATCGCGACAAAATGGAAGCTGAAAAACTACAAGAGAAACAAGCAGCAGCCGCAGCTGAAGCTGGGTTAGAAACTCCAAAAGGCGAAGGCGAAAAAGATGAAGATGAAGAAAAAGAAAAAGGCGGATTCTTTAAGAATATATTCAAGTTTCTATCAGTATTGCTGATTCCTTTCATAGCTGGATTTGTTACTGGACTAAGAAAGAAGTTTGATGAAGTGACAGTGATAATTACTGGATTAATAGCTTGGATTACAACGAGTCCATTGAAAGCATTTAAGTTAATTTCCAAAATGTTCGGATTCCTGTACGAGATGACTCTAAAAGTATTTGAAGGCATCAAATCTATTGGAACAAAAATAAGAGATGGTATATTGCGAGGTCCTAAGTTAGTGAAGTCACTATTCACTGACCTTAGCTTAATGTTCTTGAAAATAAAAGACGCCATCACCGAAAGCAAAGCGTTCAAACTAGTCGAATCTATATTCTCGAAAATAAAGAAATTCTTTACAATGGTGGGCGAAGCTCTAAAACCAGTATTAAAATACTTCGACGAAGGAAGAGCAATATTTGGCAAACTGTTTCAGTTTATGTCAAAACTCGGTGGACTGTTTAAGTTTATTGCGCCAATCCTAGGAAAACTCGCGCTCCCAATAACCATTTTATATTCTTTATACGAAGGTGTAATGGGAGCAATAGAAGGATTTAAGGAAGACGGTATAGTGGGCGCAATTAAAGGTGCCCTCGTTGGAATTATAGATGGTCTGGTTGGTTGGCTAGTTGGAATAGGTCAGTGGATTGTTTCTAATCTATTAGAGCTGTTTGGGTTTGACGAACTGGCGAAAATAGTAGAAGATTTTAACTTCAAGGATTTCCTAAATCAATTCATAGAATTCTTTTCACCAATAGCTATGCTCGCAAGTTTGTTCGACGAGAAGAGCATGATTAGAAAACAACTATCGAAGGCATTAGACGTGATCGCCAAGTTTAATATCGGCGATATGATTGATGAACTGTTCGGCTCTATTACTGGATGGTTGAAAAATATCGCAGAGAAACTATCAGATTTGATTCCAGACATATTCAAGTCTGATGATGGCAAACCGAAGAGTGGTGGAACAAAAGATGGCGGAAAACAGAACAAGCCAACCCCATCTGCATCTAAAACCGCAGAAGAAGCAGAAAATAAAGTAGCAAATCTAGCAACTGCGCTATATGATGCCGCTTCTATTAGTGGCAATAAACAAATGAAAGAAGTTGCAGACGATATCTCTGGCGAAGGAATCGCATTGATGGACAGTTGGCCAGACGCGTTCGAGAAAGCTGGCAAATTTGGATTTACTGCTCAAGAAATAGAAGAGATGGCGAAGACTGGAACCAAACCATCGAAGAAACAAGCGCAACCGAAACCAAAAAAAGAAGCACCAGCAGCTCCACCATCGCAAACAAACGCTGGCGGTCCTGTTCCACAACCAACAGCCATGGCGCCAGCCACACCTGCCGCTGGCAGTCCTGCGCTAGAACCAGCAGCTGCGCCACAAAAGGCAGCTGCTCTACAAATCGCTACTGACGCTGTAGTAGACGCGAAGAGCCAAAGCACAGTCGGACAGCAACCAGTTGTTCAAAATAACGTAAGTGCTCCGACAGTTAATAATAGTCAGAATAGCTATCAAGGATCTCTCGGTCCCGCAATTCAAGGCGATGCACTAGCAGCAATGGCATAAAAAAAGGGAGCCGAAGCTCCCTTTCTTTTTTTAACCAGCTAATTTTCGGAAGAAATCCAAATCATCATCTTCATCAGAAGCTGGAGTATCTGCTACTGGAGCAGATGGCGCTTCAGCGACTTTCGTGCGAGGAACGTACTCGGCGACTTCTTCATCAGTATCAGCAGCAGTTGCGCTAACACCGCCAGATGCACCAAGAACCATATCCAAATGTTTCTTTAATTCATCGTACGACTTGAAGTTCGACGGATCGACGATCTTCTTCAGGCTGTGCTCAGAAGCCCAGACTGATTCTAACTTAGCGTCGTCATCAAGAAGCGCAGTCTTAGGATCGAACTGCGATTGGTCGTAGTTGCGATAGCCAGCGACTTGGCGAATCTTTAGACGGAAGTTAGCACCTTCCCACAAGTCAAACGGATTGACTGCTTCGTCTCCTTCAAATTCAGGATACATCACAGCCTGAATCTTATCCCAGATCTTCTTGCCGAATTTGTACAAGAATACCTTGCCCTCGTTTTCAGGGTGGGCTGGATCTTTTACAACGTAGACGTTTGCGATGTAGGACAGGCGACGCTTTTGCTTGCGAGCTTGTTGGCGATTAGGATGGTCGTCATCCTTAGTTGAG